ATTGCACGCCCTGGAATACTTGCAATAGCAAAGACCACACAATCTTCAGTTTCGCCTTTATGTTCTCGTAAGTCATATAGATATTCTCTCCTTATCTTACAATAAATCGGCGGAATGTTAGCATTAAGATAAGACATAATCAATCATAAATATCTCCCCATGTTTCACCAGATTCATAATCTACTTTGTTTGGAACATCGAGTTCTACTGCATTTTCCATTATATCAATAATTTTTTTAGCATGTTCAGGAGATTCAACAGATAAATCTAACTCATCATGAATTTGAATATGAGCAACTATTCCTTCTTTATATAACTCTAACATAGATTTTTTTGTCATATCAGCAGCAGAACCTTGAATTAATTTATTTAAAGCTTTGTAAGTGTAAGCTCTTTTAATCCCTGGTCCGTGTTCCTGGAGTGCTTCTTCATGAGGCATGGCTTTATGCATACCGAAACTATTTGGTTCCCATAAATGAAACCTACATAATCTACCAAGTAATGTTCTAATCTGACCACGTTCTTGTGCTCTATTAGATGCAGAGTTCATTAACTGTTTAACAAATGGAACTTTAGCATGATACTGATCAAATAATTCTGCAGCTTTTTCTTTTGATACACCAAGTTCAGCCTGAAGTTTTGTTTTACCCATTCCATAAAATAATCCAAGGTTAATAGTTTTGGCTTGTGATCTTGGAATGTTTGCCATATCAGCAACAATCTGGTGAAAGTCTGTATTAGGATTATTCTTATATGAATCTATTACAGGATACACTGAAGGGAATTGATGTAAGGATGCATAATGTACAACTAGTCTTGGTTCTTGTTGTGAATAGTCAAAACAACCCCATGTATGTTTTTCTTCCGGTAAAAATAAAGATCTAATCAATGGTCCAAGATCCTTGTTCCTTGCTGGAAGCTGCTGTAGGTTTGGATTATTATAACTAAATCGTCCTGTAACAGTTCCACCTTGATCTGATCTTATTTGATTGATCTCTGCATGAATACGACCTTTGTGTTCGTATCTGATGATTGTATCAATAAAAGTTGTATGAGCCTTATTGATTTCTCTTGCTTTAGCAATCATTTGCACTATAGGGTTAGGATGTTCTTGTAAAAAATTCTTTGTAAAGGAAGGCGCTGATGATTTTTCAGTTGTGTCATAAGGTAAGCCAAGCTTATCAAAAACTTTTGCAATGCTTCTTGCTGCCCAAATCTGCGGTTCTATCCCTGTTTCTTGTTTTACTTTTAATAATAATTCATTCTCTTGTGCTGTTAACTGTTGTTTCAATTTGTGTGCTCGGTCTATATCAACTCTTACTCCTTTAAATCTCATATCAACTAGACATGGAAACAAATCAGTTTCTAAATTAAATACAGATTCAATATCTTGATGAACTATTTCTTTTTTAAACATTTGCCATAGCTCTAGTGTAAGCTCAGCATCTTTCTCAGCGTAAGCGCCAACTTCCATTGCTGGTAGTTGCCATAAATCTTCTTTTGGATCTAATCCTCTGGATTTAGCTGCTTCGTTTAAAGCAACTTCACTTTTACCATAACCAAGAAAGTCCCAAGACAATTCATTTAAAGAATATCTAAATCTATTTTCGTCAATCAAAGATGCTGCAATCATAGTATCTACGACTAAACCATTGATTTTAATACCTAATTTCTTTATCCAACATACGTCATACATTGCATTATGGAACACTTTTAATGATGGTGAAGCCATTGTATCAGCAAACCAAGATAAAACTTTTTTACGATCCATGTTAGGACCTGATCCGTGTGCTATTGGAAAATAAAAAGATCGTCCTGGTACAGCAACAGCTATACCTACAACATCTCCATTACCTATAACAGAACCAGATCCTTTCTTTTTTAAATCAGGATCTCTTGTTTCTAAGTCTACTGCAATCTCATCATAAGATCTTAGATCAGGAAATTCTTCTGGTTCAACCCATTCCTTTTGTGCTTCAAATAGAGGTACTTTCATTCGTAATCCCTTTCAATAATCATTTGTATATAATGTATCGCTTTTAATAAATCTTCTTTCTTTCCTTTATCTTGGTGTCTGCAAATATATTTAATTGCATTGCCTTCAGCGAACAGTATCTTATTCTTGTTGATAAATAAAGAGGGTTGTATTTCATATTTTTTATAATGTGCTCCTCCTATTTGTTTAAAAAATGCTTTGTTACTCATTTACTTTCTCCATTTCTTTGTATGTTTTAAGCAAATCATTAAATATTTCGTTAGGGTGTCCACTATAAGTGTAAACCTTTTTATTTGCTTCATAAATTATAAAATAATTGTTATTTTGTTTTTCATTTTCTATTTCCATTATTTTTATCATAGTTGATAACCGTACCTTTCTTTTTTTGATTTAAATAAATAAAGATTTTCCATAGATCTTGTTACACCAACGTACCAAACTCTATGCTCTTCATCTTGTTTGTCTACATTTTCAGAAGTAGATTCTCTGATTTTTCTAGCATTATCTAATACAAGAATAACATTTTTACATTCACCACCTTTTGCTGCATGAATGGTTGATACTTCTATTCTTGGTTCTTCAGATAATCTTTCTCCATTAGATAACATACTTCTGATATAAAACTCGTCATTTGGATCTGCATTTACAAATGCATCATACCATTTTATATCTTTACTGAATCCGATATCATCCATGTTGACCATTAATTTGTTTTTAAATTTTTCTTCATTAAAATTTTCTTCTAAATATTCGTATAAATCTTTACAGTCAGCTATAGATATTTCATTACCTTCTGACAAAGAAGTCCATCTTAATACAGATTTATAAAGTTTATTGTTAAAACTTTTTCCATACATATTTTTATAATAAAGATTATTTTCTTTTAATTGATTTGATATCTCTAGAGCTCTATATACAGTCCTAGTTAGTATTAACCACTTACCATTGTTAATATCTATATTGTCAAAATTAAATATTGATTCTACTTTTCCTTGCACAATGTTTCCTTCTTTATCTTTTTTAGGAAAATAAATTTTTTCTTTTCTATTACCTTGTATTCTATCTAATATAATATTTGATATTTCTTGAACTGCTTGTGGTATACGTACTGACTGTTGTAATACTTCTTCTTTTGCCGGTTGATTAATAAATCTATTAACATCAGCTCCAGCCCATGCAAAGATAGCCTGGTCATCATCTCCTGCTATGAAAATATCTTTTGATCTTTCATTTAAGATATCAAACATTTTCCATTGTATTGGAGATAAATCCTGTGCTTCGTCAATAAATACAACGTCAAACGTTGGGCATTTATCTTTATTACTTACAAATTGAGTAATCATGTCTGTATAATCATAAAGATTATAAGACTTTTTATAATTTAAAAAATTTTCATATATGTGGTTCAATACTTCAAAATCAATTTCTCTACTCCATTCATTAGTATTAAACTCATCTTCAATAGATGTGTCCTTGATTCGTGCTTTATTAATTAATCTAAAGTATTCATTATCACAATTTAAATAACCACTTTCATCTGATTCTGAATAATAATTAACTCTTATACTTAATTCTTTTCCTAATTGTTCGTAATGTACTGGTTGCATTACATTATCTTCACTCATACCTAAAGTATGAAAAGCTAACGAATGAAGTGTTTGAAAAAACTTAACATCAGTTCTAACATAATCCTTATGCTTGTTTAAAAATCTTTCTCTTGCCTCTGCTGCAGCTTTTCTTGTAAATGCAAAATAACCTATCTTATTTAACGGAACTCCTTTCATTAAATAATTATTAACTTCATTTAATAATGTCATTGTTTTACCTGTTCCAGGAGGACCTAATACTTTCTTTATCATTAGAATACGTCTTTATTTCCTTTCATCTTAACTAACTCTGTTTTAGCTATATCTTTTATAAATTCATTACCTTCAATTTTTAAATTTATTTTTACAACCTCGATCGCCTCATAATTTGTGGTTTCGTTATTTAATTTTGGAAATCTTTTTTTAATTCCAAACTCTGCTTTATATCTTTCTTTTATTCTTTGAGCTGTTCTTTCTTTTCTTTCTTTCCATTCTTTATTTTTTAAAGTG